GTTATAACGGCAGACCGTAACGGTATGCCGTTGACAGGCATTACGGGAAAGCGTAATTTCTCCGGCCATGACCACCTGGGCATCCCGAATTCAAGATCTCAAGGACCATGGCCTGACACTCGCCGAGATCGGCGAACTCGTGGGCCTGGCGACATCCTCGGTCGGCGACCTGGCCACCGGCCGCACGGAATCGCCGCGAGGAGAAGCGGCGCTGAAATTGCACGATCTGCACCGACAGCGGTGCAAGAAGACCGCCAAGGCATCGGCGGCTTGATCGTATGAGCCTCGAGCGCCAGGACATCCGCGCGAAGCTGGATCCCGACGACCATCGCGCGCTCGTCGCCATCTGCAACATCGACGGTCTGACGATCGCCGAGTTCATAGAGCGAACGGTCGTTCCGGTGATTCGTAAGCGAGTCCATGACGCCAACGTACTCGCCCACGATTTCCCTATCCCGGGAATTTCAGGGAATGGCCGGGAATGCAGGAGGTCGGGGTGAGCGTCATAACGCAGGGGCAGGGCGACTGGACCGAGCATAAGCAGCGCGGCATCGGCGCCGCATGTGCGGTCAGTCTTTCGATCTTCCGGGCGAAATTCGGTGCAAGCCGGTGGCGTTACTGGCACTTCGATCTGAATGCCGGCACGGGCTTTAACGATCAAGCGCACTGCATCGGCAGCCCGATCGCGTTCCTGCGTCAGGCCTCAGCGTGCGGCGTCGGAAACTTCCAAGCGCACTTCGTCGATATTCAGGCGACGTCCTGCGCCCAGCTGATGATCCGGCCCGAGCTCGTCAACGAGCCGCGCGCATTCGTACACCACGGCGACAACCGGGAGTTCGTGCTGGCGATCCCGGAGATCCTGCGGCGCTATCGGGATAAGGCCAGCTATGCGATGGGCACTGTCCTAGTCGACCCGAATGACAGTCGAGTCCCGCTCGCCGAGCTCGAGACGCTGTCGAAGCAGTGTCCGCGGCTCGATCTGATCATCAACTGGAATTCCACAGCGCCTAAGCGAGTGAACGGCGCGGCTGCAAAAGGTCTCGCGGATCCAATGCCGACCTTGGCCGAGGTCATCGAACGATCGGGAAAAAGCTCCTGGCTGATTCGAGAACCGATCGGCGGCGCACATGGATTCACGCTCCTCGTCGGCCGGAACTGCCGCGTCGGCGATCACAAGGTCATGGGCTTTCATCACCTCGACAGCCCGAAGGGCCGGGCGATTTTCGAGGACTGCCACTTCACTCGGGCGCAACTCGCTGACATAGCGCGCGGGCGCCAGGCGTCGCTGCTGTGAAGCACTTCCACACATACCCGGAGTACCTGGCGCACCCGGTCTTTCTGGCGATGCGCGAGACCCGAATCAGGCTCGCTCGTGGGATCTGCGAGGGCTGCGGCGAGCATCCCGTCACGGAGGTCCATCACGTCGAGTACCCGAAACCGTGGGGCGCGTTCGACACGCCTTCAAACATCAGAGCCGTCTGTCATGAATGCCATTGCGAAGAACATCGTCAGCATCGACTCCAAGACTGACCTGCTCCCTGCGGACTCGCGGGAGGCCGTCGAGCTGATCGAGCGCGAGGGGCGCATCGAGCGTGCGCAGCGAAACGCCTATTACGAGATCGGACTTGAGCTCGCCGCGATCCGCGACCGTAAGCTCTACAAGACTGACTTCGACACATTTGAGGAGTACGTCGAGCAGCGGTGGGAGTGGAAGCAGTCACGCGCATACCAACTCATTGAGGCTGCGGCTTTCGCGAAAAGACTTTCCACAATTGTGGAAGTTTCGCCCCAGCGCGAATCGCACATCCGCCCGCTGCTCGAGCGGCTGGAATCGGACGTGGAGCGAGCTGCAGTCTGGCAGCAGGTGGTCACGCAGGCGAGCGGCGCCAGGATCACCGCGAAACTGGTCGACGACGCAATCGAGCGGCACCTAGCCGTGAAGTCGCAGGATTGGATCACGCTCGACAAATGGAAGTCGCTGGAGCCTGCCGATCGCGAATCGGCGCTGGCCTACGTTGGCGACCGCAAGTTCAACGAGCAGGACAACAGCAGCATCGAATGGGCGCGCTGGTCGTGGAATCCGATCACCGGCTGCAAGCATGACTGTCCGTACTGCTACGCGCGAGACATCGCCGAGCGGTTCTACCCGCAGAAGTTTGAGCCGAGCCTGTATCCGTCGCGATTGAGCGCCCCTGCGAATACCCAAGTGCCGGCCCGCGCCGTATCGGACATCAGCTACAAAAACGTCTTCACCTGCTCCATGGCCGATCTGTTCGGGCGATGGGTGCCGCAAGACTGGATCGCCGCGGTCCTGAGTTCGATCCACCAGGCGCCGCAGTGGAATTTCCTGCTGCTGACAAAGTTCCCGAAGCGCATGAGCGAGTTCGCGTATCCAGAAAACGCTTGGCTCGGGACATCCGTCGACCTGCAGGTGCGAGTCAACAACGCAGAGAAGGCAATGGCGAACGTCGAGGCGGGTGTTCGCTGGCTGTCGATCGAGCCGCTGATCGAGCCGCTGTCGTTCAAGAACCCTGGGCTCTTCCAGTGGGTAGTGATTGGCGGCGCCAGTCGCTCCACTCAAACGCCCGCCTGGGAGCCGCCGTTCGAGTGGATCGCGCGGCTTTACTGCCAGTTCAAGGACGCGGGAGCACGGGTCTACCTGAAGGACAACGTCGGATTTGACGGGCCAAACCGTCCGAAAGGATTTCCCACATGGGCAGACCCTGACGCGCGAAGTGCAGCCGATGTCATGCACTACCTGCGAAACGCGAAGGACGCCGACAGAAAGGCGGAGGGCTGATTTCCGGCCCCTCGCCAAGGGCCTGAACAACTGGCGCGAGTGGGGTAATTCGGGCGCTCGTACTCCGGCCCGATAGCGCAACGCGAGAGGTCGTACCGACTCGCTGAGCGCCTGCCACCCCAGTGGGGGTAGGGGGCGCTTTGCTCAAGGTCCCCCGACTGCATGAAGACAAGAGGGGGAACGATCGATGGATCTGGAAGGGCTGGGGATCACCGTGAACACGCCGCGACTTCGACTCACCGTGCCGCCTGAGTGCGTCCGTGACCTGCAGAAGCTGTTGGCGCTAGAGGCGGACGGATTCCTGCCGGCCTCGCGTGTGCACTACGACGCCGACGAGGGCGGATTCGTTCTCGAGCTCCACGGCAACGCCGTCGGCCAGGTGCTCGACCTGCTCACGATCGCCACGGACTGCCGCGATGCGGAGACCTGGGCGGAGCGTGTCGAGCGCGAACGATCGCAACTCAGCCTGACCTTTACCGCCGCGGACGAGCCTCTCGATACGGTCTGGCCATGAGCTCAAGCGCGGACCTCTTCAGCCAGGACCTCGTGCAGCCCGATCTGCGAGGGAGCGCTGCCTGGCGTGACATCCCGGATCCGCAGGACCCCAGCAAGACCCTCGAGTGGGTCAAGGAGTCCTTCTGCGGCCGCTACACGATCACCTGGTCGGCGCGGCCGATTGCGGAGGATCCAGAGGCCAAGATCTTCCTGCTGTGGCGCCGGCACCCGCTGGTCAACGGTCGCAAACCCACGCCGAGCCTGATCGGCGGGTTCCTGACGGCGAGGGGAGCGCGCCTGGTGGCAGCCGAGCACGCGGATGCCAACCCGTGAACCGCCAGAACCCTTACCGGGCACCCTTCGATCGCTGGTGCGACGAGGTGCGCCAGGCACATGCGGCCATGCCGACGAACCGCGAGGGCATGGTGATCAACCCGAGATACCTGCCAAGCCGTACCGAGCAGCGCGCCATGACGGCCCGCTGGCGCGAGTGGAGCCGGCGCTTCCCGGCCTGGCTGCACCCGACCTGGCTCGAGGGCTGGTTCGCCGAAGCCTCAGCGGGCGGGCTCACCACATGAGCCTGCAGCAGCTCGACTGGCTGGCTGACGCACGCGCCGAGCGCAAGCGCGGCACCAAGGGATTGCTCACCGATACCCCGCGAGCGCGCCGCAGGGACCCGCAGACGAGCCACCAGGCCGCGGAGGGTATCCGACGCTCAGGCGAACTCGGCAAGCAGCAGCGCGCCGTCCTGGAGGCCGTACGGGCTCACCCGGGCCGCACCGCCGTGGAGCTCGCGCACCTGGCCGGGCTCGATCGCTATGCCGTGAGCCGGCGCACAGCCGAGCTATCGCCGGTGCACATCCGCCGCGGGCCTCCCAGGATCTGCACGGTCAACGGGCGCCCGCAAACGACCTGGTTCATCGTCCACAGGGAGCCGTGATGCAAGACCCCGACCAGCAGGACGACTTCGACAACGGCCGCCGGTTCTTCACCGGCCTGATGAATTCGATCTGGATCACGGCGTCGATCGGCGCCCTGGCGTGGATGATCTGGCGGATCTTCGCCTGATGCGACGCCACCTCGAGGATCAGGAGCAGATCGCGCTGATGCGCTGGGCCGGGCTGGTCCGGGTGGGCGAGGGCACCCTGGCCGATCTGTTGGCCCACTACCCGGCTGGCGGCTGGCGCAACCCGATCGAGGCCGCCCGGTTCAAGGCGATGGGCGTCAAGGCCGGCATTCCCGACATCCTGCTCCCCATGCGCACCGAGACCTACGGCGCCGGCTGGTGGGAGCTCAAGGTCGGCCGCAACAAACCCACCGAGGAGCAGCTGCGCTGGCATGCCCTGCTGCGCTCCATGGGCCACTACGTGCAGACCTACTGGCACTGGGCCGAGGCCGCGAAGGACATCCTCCGCTACCTCGAGAAGGGCCCGTTCCCGGTCGTCGTGAGGGCCAAGCTGTGAAATGGTACGGCCGCCCGCCCGCCATCAAGGCCGAGTGTGTCGACGAGCTCCTCCAGCTGCGCGCCACGCTCGATTCCCTGCCGTTCCGGGTGCGGATTTGCGGAGCGGACCTCGAGGAGCTGGCCGCCAGATGGGGTGTCAGCGTGCAGACGGCGAGGGACTACCTGGGCAGCAGGATGCCGAAACGCTTCTGCTCGCGCATATGACGGTCCGAGACGGCAGCGTCAAGGAATGGCTCGAACCAATGATCGACAGCTGGGTCACGCAGTCGCGGCATCTGCTGTACGGCAGCGATGGATGGCCACTTCGCACAGTTCTGGCCAGGGTGATCGATGACGGTGCCGGTGCCAGCCACAGCGCGCCGAACCAGCGTACGTTCGAGGTATATCACCGGGATGGGCTGACGATCCGCCGTGCCATGGAAGGCATGCCATTGCTGCAGCGTCAGGTGTTCGTAGCCCACTACCTCGCCAGCGGAAATGCGGGTGAGAAAGCCAAGATTCTCGGACTGTCGAAAAGCCGCTATTGGGCTATTCTCGACACCGCCTATTACTACCTCGCCGGCCGCATCGACGCGACTGCATGAGCATCGGTAATTTCGGGTTGTATCGTCAGGACGGTCGCCTTCGCGGCTCGTACGTGTACATGCTGCTGTGCAGGGACGACGGCCCGATTTACGTGAAGGTCGGGATTACCGACCGCCCAGATAGTCGGCTGCTGGCGCTGCGGCTCGGGTGCCCGGTGGTTCCGCGGCAGTTCTGCACCATGGAGGTGGTGTCCAGGCGAAAAGCTCGTGCAATCGAAATCGATCTGCACGCGGCGTTCGGGCAGTGGGCGGCGCACGGCGAGTGGTTCAAAGTCGATACGAGCCACAAGGCGGAATTCAACGAGGCATGGAAGCAGGTGCTTGCCCGCCACGTCATGTCCGGGTGGCCCGCCGCCTGGTCGCGAGTCGCCGTTCAGCCAGTCATCGACGCGAAGCAGCGCGCGAGCAAATATCGACGCAAGGTTCTCAGGCAGCGCGGTCCGGCATATCGAGATTTCACGAGGGACGCTAGAAACCATTGACGCTGTGCGGACAGTTCTGTATCTAACGACCTATCTTGGGGCTGGCATTTGTGCCGGCCCCCTTTCATTTGTGTAGTCCGGCCCCCTGTTGCCGTCATCTCCCGACGTCAACGTCTTCGCCGCCTTCGGGCGGCGTTTTTTCTTCCCGGTCCCGATCAGGACACGCCACAGCTTGTCTCCTGAAACCTGAGCCTGCGCTCGGGACCGGATCTATTGCGAGGTCAGCATGCGCACCTTCAGCCCGCCGTTCAGGATCTTCCTGGCTGCCCTGTTCCTGCTGTCATTCAGCGGGCCTCTGCTGGCCGCCCCGACGGTCTCCCTGACGGCCTCGCCCTCGACGGGCGTCGGATCGGCAGATGTGACGCTGACCTGGTCGAGCACCGGTGCAGCCTCGTGCGTCGCATCGGGTGCATGGTCGGGCGCCAAGGCCACCACGGGAACGCAGGTAGTGAGCGGCGTCACAGCGACCTCGACGTTCACCCTGACGTGCACCGAGGGCAGCGCCAGTGCAGTGCTCACCTGGACGCCACCGACCCAGAACACCGACGGCTCAGCCCTGACCAACCTGGCGAGCTACAAGATCTACCACGCTGCGACCAGTGCAGGCGTGGCCGCTGCTACCCCGACGACTGTTGCCGCCCCGGCGACGACCTTCACCGTGACGGGCCTGGCTGCGGGTACGCGCCACTTCGGCATCAAGGCCGTGAACGCAGCGGGCATCGAGTCGGATATGTCGAACCTGGCCAGCAAGGCGATCGTCCTGGCATCGGCAGCCACGAGCGCGACTGTGACCATCTCCACGAAGCCGAATGCTCCGACCCTGCTGACGGTCGACCAAGTGGCCCGGCTGTGGCTGTTCGACAATCCCTCGATGGTAGCCGGCAAGATCGCCTTGGGCGTCGAATGCGGCGAGGTCAAGCAGGGCCAGTGGGCCAAGGTTGACCGCGACGACGTGCGGCTCAACTTCTGGGGCAAGCTGGTGCGCGGGACTGTCGTCGCGAAGTGCGCCGCCGCCTGACGGAAACCGATCTGCACCTGATCTGGCTGGACGGCCGCGCGCCTTCCGCGGCTTTGGTCGAAGACTACGAGCGCGACTTCTCTGCATCACCGATCGGGCGCTGGGTCGAGCGCAGGCCGAAGCGACGCAGGCAAGCCAGACCGCAGGTGAAGGACAAACGCTGATGGGATGCGGCTGTGCAGAACGCAGACAGAAGCTCGTCAAGTGGCTCGAACGGCAAGAGCAGCGACGCCTCGCCCGGCTCGTGCAGCGATTGCCAGCGCCTCATAGCCAGCCTGACCCGGCAAGCGGAAGCGATGGAGAGGCTGGCGGATCTGCTGCCCCAGCTGGTAGCGGTCAACCAGGCACTGCTCGAAGCGATGGCCGCGGATGACGAGCAGGGCGATGGCGAGCCTCAGTACCTTTGACGGACTGATGAGCAGTGCCAAAGGCGCCGCCCGTTCATAAGCCCTTCGGCAAGCGCCGAGTCGCAACATCGCAGCGAAAGGATGATGCGGGCGCGAGGCTCACGCGCAAGGTGCACAACTCTGCACGCTGGCGCTACCAGGTGCAGCCGATGCAGCTCAGACATCATCCCCTGTGCTGCATGTGCCAGGCCGAAGGCAGGGTCGAGGCAGCCAAGCACGTCGACCACATCCGGCCGCTGCGTGACGGTGGTGCAGCGTTCGATCCGTCGAACCTTCGCAGCCTTTGCCATGCACACCACTCGTCTGTGACACGCCAATGGCAGAACCAGCGAGGCGATCAGGAGTCGTCTGCGGCGCCCGCCCCGGCCTATGTCATCGCATAGGGCAGGGGGGGCGGTCCGAGACTTTTTCTGGTCGGTCGGACGAGCGCGCCCCCAGGACGATTTTTGCACTTCCGAAATAGGATCTCCGGTTCGCACTTATGGCGAGGCCCCGCACACCATCCAACGTCCTCGAGCTCCGGGGGTCGTTCAAGACGCACCCCGAGCGACGTCGTGAGGACGCCGAGGGCGCCGCCCCGTGGTCCGATGAGCCTCCCGAACACCTGACCGGCCCGGAAATCGCCGCCTGGCGCGAGGTGGTCGCCTCGCTGCCGAAGGTGGCGGTCTCCTCGAGCGAGCGATTCGGAATCGCACAGATGGCCCGACTATGGGCGACGCTGAAGACGACCCACCCGTCATCGCCGGATTTTAAGAAGCTCGACGACAGCTTCCGGCAGTGGGCGATCCAGATGGGCATGACCCTACAGGCCAGGACGAAACTCGGCACCAGTGGCGACAAGAGCGAAGGCAACAAGTTCGCGAAGTTCAAGGCGAGCGCAGAAACCGGCTGATTACGTCGCGGTCGCGATCGCCTATGCGGAGACGGTCGTCGAGGATCGTCGCGGCCAACGCTACGGCAGATGGGCCCGCCTCGCGGCCCGGCGGTTCCTCGCTGACCTGAAGCGGGCCCGCCGCAAGCGCCCGCCGTTCAGCTGGTCACCCGACCAGGCGAACGCGGCCTGCGGGTTCATCGAGCAGCTGCCGCACGTCGAGGGCGTGTGGGAGTCGCCGACGATCACGCTCGAGCCTGCCCAGGTGTTCTTCCTGTGCAACCTGTTCGGGTTCCGCAACCCCGACGGGTCGCGGCGGTTCACGACGGCCCTGTTCGCCGTGGCCCGCAAGAATGCGAAATCGGCCCTGGCTGCGGCGATCCTGCTGTACGTGTTCTGCACGGAGCCGGAGGTCGGCCCGCAGGTGCTCTCGGCCGCCACGACCGGCGACCAGGCGCGGATCGTCTGGGGTGTGGCGAAGCGCATGGTCGAGAAGACGCCGGACCTGCGGGAGGCGTTCACGCTCGAGCCATTCGCCAACGCGATCGCGCGCTACGAGGTCGGCGGCACGTTCCGCCCGATCAACGCAAAGGCCTCGACGCAGGACGGCCTGAACCCGTCGGCGCTGTGCTTCGACGAGCTCCACGCGCACAAGACGCGCGACCTGTTCGACGTGCTGCGCTCGGCAGCCGGCGCCCGAAAGTCGCCGCTGTTCCTGTACACGACGACCGAGGGCTTCGAGACCCCGGGCCCCTGGCCGGAGGTGCGGACGTTCGCCTTCCAGGTGCTGCAGGGCGTCGTCGAGGCGGATCACTTCCTCGCGGTCTACTACGCCCTGGACGAGGCCGACGACGACTTCGACGAATCGAAGTGGGGCAAGGCGAACCCGCTGCTCGACGTGTCGGTCAGCCTTTCGGAGCTGCGCAAATACGCGATCGAGGCGAAGCAGCAGCCGTCGGCGCTGGCCGAGTTCCGCATCAAGCGGCTGAACCGCCAGGCGTCGTCGGCCGAGGGGCATATCAACCTGCTGCGCTGGCAAAAGTGCGCCGGCGCGGTCGATCTCGAGGCGATGGTCGGCGAGCCCTGCTGGGCGGCATTCGACCTCGCGAGCACACGGGACATGACCGCCTGGCGGCTCCTGTGGCTGAAGGACGAGATCTGGTGGACGTGGGGCCGGTGTTGGGTGCCGGAGCACGCGGTCGCGCAGCGGAACGAGCGTGGGACGGTTCGGTATGCCCCATGGGTAGCGTCGGGTCACCTGACGGTCACCGAGGGCGACGTGACGGACTTCCGGGTGATCGAGCGCGAGATCCTCGAGGACTGCGCCCGGTTCAATCCCCGGAAGATCGCCTACGACCCGTGGAACGCCTCGCAGCTGGTGAACCAGCTCACCGAGCACCGTCTGCCGCTCGAACAGTTCCGCCAAGGTCCGCAATCGTACAACCCGGCCATGCAGGCGCTCGACCGGGCCTACACCGCCGGCAACTTCCGCCATGGCGGCGACCCGATCCTGCAGTGGAATGCAGCCAACCTGGTCGCGCGGCGGGACGTGAATATGAACATGGCGCCGGATCGCAAGCGCAGCGCCGAGAAGATCGACGCGATCGTAGCGCTGCTGATGGCGTTCGGCGTGGCGTCCGTGCCGGAAGAGCGGCGCGAGTACGAGGCCTTTTTCCTCTGAGGTAACCCGATGGATCGCGCATACAGCCAGTTCGAAGTGAAGGCGATCGATGACGCCGAGGAGCGCATCGTCACGGGCATCGCCTCGAGCATCAGCGCCGATCGCATGAGCGACGTCGTGGTGCCGGCGGGGGCCAAGTTCGTGCTGCCGTTGCCGCTGCTGCACCAGCACCGCCGCGACGCACCGATCGGCGAGGTGTTCGAAGCCTCGGTCACCGGCAAGCGGATTACCGTGAAGGCGCGCATCGCGAAGGACAGCGGCCTCGACTACGTCGAAACCGCCTGGAAGCAGATCAAGGCGAAGCTCGTGAAGGGCTTCTCGATCGGCTTTCGCTCGCTCAAGCACGAGCCGATCGACCCCGAGCGCCCGTGGGACGGCTACAAGTTCCTGGAATGGGAGTGGCTTGAGCTCAGCGCCGTGACGATCCCGGCCAACGCCGACGCCACCATCCAGACCATCAAGATGTACGACTCTGCTGCGCGGGCCGCGACTGGCCAGGCGCGCGGCGGGGTCATTCTCGTGCCCGGCGTTTCGGGCGAACCCTCCACCGTCAAGCGCGGTGGCATCCCCCTGATTCCCCGAGGTAAGTGAAATGAAGACGGTTACCGACCAGATCAAGGATCTGGAAAACACCCGCGCGGCGAAGGTCGCCCGGATGGAGGAGGTCTCGCGCAAGTCGATCGACGAAGGTCGTTCGATGGACGAGGCCGAGGCCGATGAGTTCGACAGCATCGAAGTCGAGATGAAGGCCCTCGACGCCGACCTGGTGCGCCTGCGCCGGCTCGAGCAGCTGACCGGCCAGCGTGCCAAAGCCGTGAGCCAGGAGCCGACGGCGAAGGCCGCCGGCGAGTCCCGCGGTGCGGGTCCGGCCATCATCGTCAACCGCGAGGCCGACGAGAAGTTCCGCGGCCAGAACTTCACCCGCAAGGTGATCGCCCGCACGCTCGCGCAGCTCGAGAACGAGAGCCTCGGCGGCGAGGTTCGCACGGCGGCCGACATCGCCCAGCAGCGCTGGGGCCGCAGCAACCCGCAGCTCGTCGAGGTGATCCGCGCCGGTGTGGCCGGTCACGGGTCGGGCAGCGGCGAGCCGGGCGCGGAGCTCGTCTCGGCGGACAACCGCTACACGGGCG